CCCCCTCCCCACGCCCCGGGGGCGCAGCAAGCAGCTCCGTCGCCGCCAGCCAACGTGCCTGCCACCACACGGCAACCACGAAAGCCCCGGGCGGCGGCGGGGTCTGCTCCAGCGCCGCAGGCGGCTGGCGGGACAACGTTTCAACCGCAAGGTGATCAAGGTAACGAGATCCCCAATTTTTTACGTCGAAGTGCAGGACAAAACCCCGCCGCACCGGCGGGCCAGACTGTTCAACCTGGAGTCGGGCCTGCAGCTAATCCAACTCCGAACGGCGGCGCGTCCTACGGCATGGTGGAAGCTGGAGCACCGCCTTCGGGAATTGAAAATGTTTTAGATGCGGCCTTCAAGCTAAACACGACAAGGACTTAGCATGCAGGAGTTCACACGGCGGTTGAGGACAATCATGCGAAACGGCGCCCTCACGGTCGCCGATCTCGCAAGACTTTTTGACCGCGAGCGACGCACCGTGTCATCGTGGGTTCACGATGAACGGCTTCCCACCGGCGCGCGGGCCGAGGAAGCTTACGAAAATTTGCTGAATTTGGAATACGAGGTTCGACACAAGCGCGGTTTCCCCGTTCCCTTTCAGCTAAGCAAACGCAATCGAACCGCGTACATAAGATTGCTCGGGGAGGGCAAACTTGAACGGGCTCGACTTCTTGCGGCTGGTCCTCCCCCCGACCGGGTGGTACGTCGGATTCGCAAAAAAGGGCGAACGTCGCCTCCACAACTCATTCAAAACGATCGAAGCCCTGCACGCATGGTGCGTCGCGCTCGATAACCAGGGATTCGATGTCTACTTTGCGGTCGCCTCTTTTGAGCTGGAATTCATTCGCGACCCGGCGACACAGAGAATTCAGCGGCGCACACACGACAACGTCAAGCTGGTCGGCAGCCTGTTTGGTGACGTCGACACACGGGAGAGCAAGCCCAATGCGCCTTATGCAGATCGTGAGGAAGCCGCGGGAGCTGTGGTCGCGTTTTGTGGAGTGGAGAAACTTCCACCGCCGCTATGGATTGGTTCAGGTGGTGGCCTTCATATCTACTGGCCGTTTACAATTTCAATGGTCTTGGCTGAGTGGCACGTTCTCGCCATCGGGCTCAAACGAGCTGCCCAAAATTTCGGTCTTCAAATTGACCCGACGCGCACAGCTGACGCTAGTTCGATCTTACGCGTACCGGGCACACATCATCAGCGAACCGGACGGCTTGTCGAAGCAAGTCCGGAAATAGCGCGGATCGACCCTTCCGTTTTCGAACACCTGCAGAGGCATGTAAATGAGCAAGATCGAAATCGACGTCTGGCAGATAGGGAATCTGCGCGAGTGGACTCGCCGATTGCAGCAGCAATCGCGGGAGATTTACGGCCTGATCCAAGCGACCCAAACCTTATACAGCGAGGTTGCCGGCAGATTGGCACGTTTACCCTACACCCTGGACAGTATGGAGAACCTTTTAACCGGCTTGTCGCAGGAACATGCAAAAACTGCGGAACAGAATCAGCAAGAGATGTCTACCTCTCCTGGCTCGATCCTGAGTGGAGAAGCATCGGCGCGGACTATTTCGACCGCTGGCCAGTCGGGCCGCCCTGGTGCAGCACCTTCGAGTCAACAAACCCCGGTGGATGTGAGGGATGTAGCATCAAAGGCGACGGCAAAACGCCGCTCTGGTGGGGCAGGCAAGCGGAACGGCAGGTTGAAAGGCTCGCCGCAACTCGCGGCAAAAACCCCGCTCTGGAAAAGACGAATGCTCAAGAGGCAGCGGGATCGGCATTCAACGGCTTCCCAGTCTTAGGCCCGCGGTGGGGGTTCGACACAGACAACCGGCTGTGCGAGGTGTCCGAAGACAAGAAAGGACACCCTGTGCACATGAAAGTTTCCGAGCACCCGATCTATGTTTCCGGCGTGCATGCCAGCGAGGTGCTTGAAAAAACCTCGTACACGTTCAAGCACTGGCTGCCCAATGAGGGATGGACCGAGATCAACATCCCAGCCGAATCGATGGGCAACGGCCGCGGCGTACCTGAGTTGATGGCGAATGGGGTTATCGTGCACAACCCCAAACTGTTCACCGAATACATGAACGAACAACTAGGGGAGTTCAACCGCGTGCCCGGTCAACGCAGGAGCATCAAATATGAACAGTGCGGATGGAAAAGCCATGACTTCCTCGACGGAAGCTTGTTGTTCCGCAGTGATGGAAATGTGGAACGCGTTGTCACCAGTGATGAAATTGCATCACGTGTTAAACTCGGATTGGGCCCCGTTACTGGAGGTGATGCTAGAATCTGGGTGTCGATCACCAATCAATTGTTTTCGTTCGATCACTACTGCGCGTGGTTCAATATCGGCTGCAGCCTCGGTTCAATCTTCATGCCCTGGCACAGCCGCACAGAAGGCGGTGTCATCGTCTCAAACTTCACCCCTGAAAGCGGCAAGGGAAAAACGCGCATAGCGCAGGTGTGCGCAGCGATCTGGGGATTGTGGAATGCCCTCACCATCAAAGATTACGACACTCCCGCCTCGCAAGGACTTATCCTGGCGTGCCTCAACAATCTACCGTTCTTTGTGGATGAACTCGGGCACTTCGCGCGGCACCCGCAATTCGGAGTCCTTCATCTCCGTGAGTTTCTCGACAAGCACGCCGCCGGAACCGACAAGCACCGTGCCCTTCAACACGGTATGGGCATTCGGCACCAGCTCGGAACCTATTGCAACACAGGAATAACCACCACTAACCAACCGATTCTCGATCTGGTCGACTCGCAAGGGGGGATCCTCGGAAACGCGCCCGGCATGCGCATCGGCGAGATCGACGCTACGCCGCCGCGGTCCTTTGACACTCAGCTTGGCGATCAGCTTGAACCGCACCTGTGGCTCAATGCCGGGCATCCTGGCAAAGCCTTTCTGGAATACATCATCCGCCCCGACATGCAGAAGGCGGCGCGCAAAGGGTTGGACGATTTCACCAAGACGCTGTGGGCCTACCATAAGCTAGGCTCGGAACAGCGCTTCCGCGTCCGCCTTGCATCCACTGCACAGCTTGGGCTCATGCTGGGGCAGGACCGCGGGTTGATTCCGCGCGAGCTCGACATCGGCGCCGTGATCGATTGGGCGATGGCGCAGTTCCGTTCGCGCACGCCTGCGCCAACCGTCAACGTGAAGCTCGACATGGCCGCCGAAGTGCTAGGCCGCTTCCTGCACGCCAACATCCTCAACACCCTGCGCGTCCAGTATGCCCACCGCTCGCACGTGCAGCAGGCGGTAATCGGACAGAAACCGCAAAAGCTGGTGGTCCGCCACGAGTCCGCGAGCAGGCGGGTCTATGCAGTGCAGAAAGAGTTTCGCGCGTTCGTCATCGCGGCCGGGTTCCCCTATGCCGCAATTATCAACGAGCTGAAACAGCAGAACATCGTCAAAGACGACAAGCGCATGATCACGCTGGGGGCTGGCACCGAGTATTTCAGCATCCAAGTGCCGTGCGTTGAGTTCGACGGGGCACACCCTATTTTCACTTCAATGCTACAGGAGGTTCCAAATGACACCGCAAGAACTAGCACACAATTTTGATGTCGCTCAAAACGGACCGTCGCTTCAAAAACCACCGCGCGAGATCGGCAAGCCACGCGATCACTATCGGCCTATGCCACGCGAAACCGGGCCCAACCACTTTGAGCTGGTCAAGCATCACATGCGCAACTTGACGGATGTGGAGTTTGCGCGGATGTCGCGTGAGATGCGCGGTAACCTGCGCATTCGGCTGTGCAACGATGAAGTGATCAACGCCCTGCTCAGGGCATGGGCTCAGTCATGACACATAAATGCGAAGGCTACGTTACTGGCTGGGAGTGCCGGTATCCAAATTGTCTCTGCTATACAGATCAAGCGCAGGGTCAGCCATCTTCGCCTTCGCGATCTGATCTAAGAGCTTTGGTAGCGCATCAAGCTGCCGCTGCCGTAGAGAGGATTCGTCAACGCGAAGTCGAGCTGACAGAATATAAGCACCGGTTCGCACTTTGGCGCGAAGCCACATTGGCCACTCCTGAACGGGGCGTGCCCGCAGAGGCACCGCAAGGATCTCGTGAAAGTCCCGCAGGGTCAGATAAGTGAGATGGTTCAGTTGCTCTGCTGCGGTGAGAAGATCAAATCGCGCGCGTATCCCATTCGGTTCAAGTCTGGCAACTGCTTGCTCAGCCGCAGGCCGATGTCCGTTCGGAACATGGGCGAGCCCGGCATGCTCTTTTTGATCCGGTCCATGCGCCTGTAGACCTTCTGGCGCGCCCCCTGCACTGTGTCGTCGGTCGCTGTCACCACCATCACGTAGTCGCCCGCCGTCGCCAGCGTCGGGAGCTTGAGCATCGTTTCGCCAACCTGGGTGTAGCAGTCGACTACCATCATCTCGCATGGGTGCAAGTGCGTCATCAATGCGGGCGTGACGCCGAAGACCGGAATCCCCACCACTTCCTTGCCCGTCAGCCGGGAGTAGGGATAGTCCGGCACGGAGAGCACGACCCCGATTGCCAAGCGATCGAGAAAAAACGGACATCGTTGCCTAGTTCCTGCCGCCAGATCGTGCAGCCATTGGACCGGATCGCCTTTCAAAAGTGCGAGCTGCAGCTGGAATGCCGGCCAGCCAAGGCGCATGGTGAATTCCAGTGGCCACGGCTTGCCCTTCTCGTCAATGATGCAGTTCACCGCAACATCGCCGACATAATCCAGCTTGCGCAGGGCTTTCGTCAAGGGTGCAAGCACCTTGTCAGCCAGCTTGGACTTGCGTACATATCGCAGCACGGTCCCCTGTTCGCCGGTTGCAGGACCGCACTCGCCATTCATCAGCTTCTTGAACTCGAAAGCTTCCTCGAAACAGTCGAGCCAGCCATGCGGACCGAACCAGCCAGCAGCGGACATCTCGATACCCGGTATAAATTCCTGCAGGATGAAGCTTCCCTTGAGTTTATCCGATCGCTTCCACCTGTCGAGCATATAGACCATGTCGTCTGGACCCGACGAACAATAACTAAGAGCCTTGTCGGCGTTGGCGTCATCGCACGGTTTACTGACGAAGCGGCCCATCGTCTTTTTGACGAAGGCGATCGCATCGTCATAAGAATGAAACTCTTTGCTCGTGGCGATGTCGATACCCGCTTTGCGGAAGACATCCTGGCCAAGCTTCCGGTCCAGCTCCCATTGGGCCGCCTCAGTCGAAGGCGCGATTATTACCCCGCCCTCGCGGCGGTGGCTGTCGAGATCCCGCAGGTAGAGCGAGTTGTCAGTGCACACGATCAGTTCGGCCCACCGCAGCCACGAACGGTGGTCACGAACCACATCGCAAAATCCGCGCCCGATGTTCTCGGTGCGTTTGTCCTGACGGATAGCCAGCTTTACTTCGTGCCCTGCCTGCTTGGCGCGCACCGCCAGATCGAGCCCGTGCCCGGGCGGGTCAACGATAAGCAGACGCACGTTGAAATTCCTCACACCAGCCGGCCGGCTTGATCTTCCCCAGCACAATCCGGCATGCGTCCTTAGCTTCGAAAAATACGCACAGCGCGCAGCGTTCTTTGTGGTTCTCTGCGTGATCCGTGTAGTGCACCGCGGCTTTAGATGCCTTGGTCATATCTTGGTCCGGCCAAGCCTCGCATTGCGCGACGGCGATCGCGAGGGTGCCCTTGCATCGGTGTCGAGCCGCGGCGCGCGCGGTGTGAAAAACTCATCGTCGTAGTGCTTGCCGTCCTTGTGGCCGTGCTTGTTGACGATATAGCCATTCTGAATCTGCCGCACGCTCATGTGCATTGAGTCTTTCGGCTTGTAATTAGACGCCGTCGACCCCATCGGCTCATCGTGCACGATCCGCACTGGGATCGGCTTGGTTCGTCCTTTAGAAGTCCGCATCGGTTCCTCCGTAGCTTGTCGGCGCCGGCGGCGCCGGTTGCGGGGGCGGCGGCGCCTTGCCACGTCCGGGGCCTTGCAACTGCCGGGTCAGTATCCACTGCCCGATCACGCTCATGACCTTGCGGCCGCGCACAGGATTGGCGCGCACCTCATCTGTAAGGTATCGCAGAACAGCAGGGTGGTCGGCAATATAGCCACCGATGTGCATTTGGATGCGCCTGCTCAACGCAAGCGGGTTGAGGTAGCTTTTGTGCAGGATGCTTTTTGACGCAAACGAGGTGCCGATGTCGCCTTTGGCTGAACCAGGGAACAAGAACTTAGCTTCCTTGGCCAGCAGCCGGAGATCGTCGGCCAAGCCACCAGGAAACAGGAGCTCCTGTTGGCGCGGCGTGTAGCGGCGCAGGGCAGCGTCGATCGACTCACCTGCCACGGTCTTGTCGAGTGCCTTGCGCTCAACCACGGACCCTGCAAACAGCTTCTGCAGGGCAAATTTCTGCACGGCTCTCCATGTCTCCGAAGTGGGTCCGACCGTTCGTGCTATGTTTTCGGTAACAGCCTCCATACCGGGGCGCGTGTAAAGATGAAGCGCGCGGTCGATCTGCGCTGGCGTGCCGTTGACAAGCGCTCCTAGCGGATTCTGCCGCACGAAGTGGTCCGCGGCCTGCAGCGAGGCCGCAGACTGCCGCAGCAAGGCTGTGATTTGCGTTGGGTCGCGCAAGGCCGTAACATCGACCCGGCCGTCAAGCTTTGAAGCGGACAACTGTGCGGCATGTAGTCGCAGGCCATTCAAAAGATCACGACCACCCGGAAACATCGGATAGATCGCCTCTAACAACCGGTGCCGATCGCCAAGAATATTGTTCAGCGATTCCCCGTCGAGCACCGCCCGGCCCGCGGAATTCGTCGTCTGCGCAGCCTCCAGCATCGAACTGAGATCGGCCTGCACAACACCCTGCCGCGCCGCGTTCGGCAGCATGCCGATCACTTCGCGGGCGAGGTTGATGTTGTCCTTTCTCATGAACAGACTGACGACCGTTTCCGGCTCGGGCACGATCCCCGATTTTAGCTTCTGCACAATCTCGTTGATCGTCACGTGTTCATACCGCCGGATACCTTCCCGCCAAAGCGTATCAGCTGTTTTCAGCGCCTCCGCCGATTGGCGTCCCAGCGACCCTTCGGCGTTCTGCATGGCTGCATCCACCGATCCGGCCATGCTGCGCGCTTGATAAGGCCGTACCCCTGCTGCTCTAATGTCAGTCACTTCGCCTACTTCGCGCAAATAAGTCCGCAGGGCATGCGCTTGCGCAAAGGTAATGTGGTGTTGAACTTCATCAGCCGCGGGACCGGCTGCCTGCGCGCCGGCGCGCGGCGCCGCGCCGGGGGCTTGCGGCTGAAAGTCGCCCATCCCCTGCAGCTGTTGGCGAATTTGCTCCAAATTCGATGTCACCCCGGGGGGCCGCACAGGAGCTCCTCCGCCCGGCGCGGGAGCACCAGGGGGCACGGCACCGCCGGGTGGTGCTTCCGCGGTCGGAACAAAGCGGCCGCGCGCGGCATCGCGAATGATCGGCGGCACATTCGCCGGCGGTGTGACGTGCACGAACTGCTTTGCCTGCTCTATGATAAGAGCCGTGGGCACTAGTGGCTGGTCACCTCCGATACGGTCGACTGCCTTGTACATATCCGTTGCGCGGCGGCCGAAACGTCGGCGTTCGGTCACGATGGCATCAGCGATGTTCTCGCCTAAATTCTGCGGTGCACGAGACATCCGCTCAAGAATCTGCGTCGATTGATTCAGAAGTTCTTCGGCTTCTTGACGCGCAACCGCCGCTTCGTCGTGCAGCGCTGTGGTAACACCTCGCAAATCCGACACCACAGCCTCGCCAGCAGCACGACCGGATTGCTGCCACGAGGTGTTGCGCACTTCGTCCATCATCTTGTTGATTTCAGGTTCGGTAAAACCCTCTCTGGACAGCACGCCGCGCATGCGCGCATTGAGATAGACGATGTTGCTGCGCTCAGCTTTACTGCCCCCTTGGCCCGCCAGAATGTCACGCAGCTGCTGCTTGGCTTCAAGCCCGGTCGCGCCCGGTGCGTAAGAACCGATCGGCGGCACCGCCTTTGTCGGTTGCGACATGGTCGGCGCCGTCTTGCGCTCACCCCCGAGCTCCCGTCCAAGCTTGGCACCTGACGTCAGCGCGCCTTCTGACCGCGTGCCCATGAATGACTGTATGCCGCGCTTTATGGGCTGACCAATCGCGCGCGCGACCGGTGCCGCGCCTTGAAATGCGCCTGCAAGCGCGCCCTCGGTAGCCATGCCCACAACCACCTCGGACGGCTTTTGCGCAAAAACACCCATCACCCACTTGCCGAGATCGTCCAGCCCCTTACCCGCGGCGGCGCCAACCGTAGCACCCATAATGCCGCCGGGTATGGCACCGACACCGCCAGCAGCTGCACCAGCCACGCCGCCGGCCGCTCCCCCGAGTATGCCGCCAGCCGTTGTGAACGGCGCCGACGTGGCACCTGACACGATGTTCTGGAACGCCCCGAGCAGCCCTTTCGGCAGCACAGCAACGCGCTTGCCGTCCTCTTTGACCCACCACTGTCCAAAACGATCCTGCCCGGTGTTGCCCTTGCCAGGATAAAGCCGTTCCATCTCTTTCTGGACTTCGGCGGGATTGCGGGCGCCCTGCAAGCGCGTGCGCGCAATGTATGGGGCACCCGTTTTGTAGTCGATGTCCGATTCCTCTTGCGCCAGGATCGAACGCCCCTTCTCGATCAACGCCTGCGACGTCGCCGGGTCCGGTTCAGCAGGTCGACGACCTACCACCTCTCCCCATGCTGCTGCCGCATCAGGTGCAGGCGTCGCTGGCTGTGTGACGGGACGCCGGCCGATCACCTCTCCCCACTCTGCCATCACTCGCTCCGTTCCCGATTGACGCGGCCGACAACAGCGTTTCGCGACATGCCTAGCTCTTTTGCGATCTCTTTGTAGGTCTTACCCTCTTTCAACCGGTCCTGCACAAGCGCGTCTTTTTCCGGAGTCCATGAGGATTCCGCACCGTACTGTTTGCCGCTGGTTTTCACCCCTGCCTTTTCGGCGATGCTGCGAATGGTCGAATAGGGGTACCCCGTTTCCCGCGACACTTGGTTGAGTGTCTTGCCTGCCGCCAAGGACTTCAGGAAGCCCTGCGCGACGCTCTTTGAAATGGTGCCCAATTCAGCCCCACCTACAATCGACATCGGGTCTTTGACGATGTCCAGCAGCGACGTCACCGTGCGCTCGCTGGCGCGCATGATGTAGTCTACCACTGCATCGCGGCCCGCCTTCATGGTCGGGTTGATGTTCTTGGTGTGCTCCGGAGGTGCCGCCGCAGGCGGCTGGTCAAAAGGGCTTGCTCCCTGCCCTCCGCGCACTTCGACCGGCTCGCCGTTGCGCAAGACCCACGTGTGCACGGTGCCGTCCGGCGCTTTCACGTCGGTTTCCTCTGTCTCGCTGAGCTCAGAAGCCGGCGGCACGGGCACGGGCTGCTGGCTGGTTCGTCCCCGCGCGCCGGCGCGCGCACCAGCGGCGGGCGCTGTGTTCACAACCTTCGATGCGATGACTTCCTTTAGCCATTTCAACGAGTCGATTGCGCCTTGCGGGTCGGTGAGAGGGCTCAGTCCACGCACAATCTTGTCGATCTGCTCGCGTTCCGCCGCACTGATACGGCTCGACGCTGCAAGCATGCGCGGGATCTGTACTTGAAGCGTCCGCACCTTGCTTTCAAAGACCGTCGACCGCGTCTCGCCGCTGTCGCCGATCTTACCTTGAAGCCACTCGTTCAGCCGCTGTATGCGCCCCTCAAGGCCGGTAACGGGAACTCCGCCCTTCTGGCTGTCTGTGATGTCGTTGATGACGCTGTCGATCTGCGTCGTGACCGACTTGGCGGCCTGCTGTGCAGGCGCCTGCTTGGCTGCAATCCCGGTTTGCTGGCGTTCTGCCGCTGCCTCGCGGCCGGCCGCTGCACGCTCGCCTGTAGCTTCGCGCCCGGCCGCAGCGATCCCTTCGCGACTCTCGCGTCCGGCCGCCGCGATCCCTTCGCGACTCTCGCGCCCAGCGGCAGCCCGTTCGCCCGTGGCTTCGCGCCCAGCACCGGCGATCCCCTCACGGCTCTCGCGTCCGGCTCTTGCACGCTCGTCTGCAGCCGTGAGTGCCTTGTCCTGCCGGGTAAACGACGGCTGGTTGGTGAAGTCCTGAATCTCCTTCGCCGTCGCGTTGGGATTCTCCTGCAAAAACCGCTTCAAGGCTGTTTGTGCTGGCGTTTCACGTGAAGCACCGCCGCCCTTGGTCGACCGCAGGAACTCGGCTGCCTGCTCAGCCGTGCCCTCCGGATGCGTCTCCCACCACTTGTCAAGCAGCTGCACTTCCGGCCGCATGGCGGCAATCCCGGGCCGCTGGCGAACAGCTTCTTCCGTGATGCGGTTGCGCTCACGCTGCAGTTCGAGCTCGATATACCGCCAATCCTGCTGCGCCTGCGCCGTCATGAACGGCGCCGCCTTATTCATCGCCTGCGCGATGACTTCCGGCGGGGCACCGGGATTGGCCCTCACGATGCGCTGCGCGAGATCCTCCCAGCCCATTGAACCCATGCGGGGCATGGCCGCCGGTGTGCCGGGCATGCCCATCGGAGGCCGCGGCGGCGGCCCGGCCGGCGCACCCGCCATCGGTGGGGCACCGCCGGGACCGGGCGGGCCCGCCACTTGGCTTGGACCCATCGGGCCCATCCCGCCGGGCGGTATGATTGGACCTGTCAGGTTCTGCGGCTGCCCGGCGACCCGAGACGGGTTGACAAAGCCCGGCGGTGGTCCGCCGGGGAGCGCGCCAGGAGGTCCGGAGGGCATGCCAGGGGGGCCTAGCTGCAGCGGCGCACCTGGACCACCTGTATAGCCGATTCGTGGATAGACGGGCGCGCCAGGACCACCCGGAGGCATTCCACCAGCTCCGCCCGGTGGCATCCCGCCATTCGGTGCCCCGGGTCCCGGTGGCATCATCGGCGGTTGCGGCGGCGCCATCGGCATAGGCGACGGCCCCGGTGCGCCCATCATGGGTGGCGGACCGCCGCCGCCCTGCATTTGCATGAACAGGTTGCCGAGCGCCTTATCGGCAGCATTGGAGTTCTCAAGCGCCCGCGTCCGCCAGTAATTGGCGGCGCCTTCGTTGTAGCCTTCGTCAACAGAGCCAAGCCCGGCGGGTGCGAACATCAGATCACCCCCAGCTCATGCCGCCGGACATGAAAGAATTCGATGGCCAGAACGTGCTGCCACCCCCGCCGCCGCCGGCACCGGACAGCCCATACTGCTGACCAAACGGCGTCTGTCCGAGCCCATACAGACCCTGACCGAACATCTGCCCATACGCCTGCTGCTGCTTAAACTGCTGCTGGTTGGCAGCAAGCTCGTTGCTGTAGGCTTGGTTGGCGACGCCGCCGGCCTGATTACCAGCCTGTACGTAGGCCAGCCAATCCTGAATCCCGACGTTCGAGATGTTCTGCGCGTTGCCAGTGGTGCCGAGCAGTGAGTTGATCGCACCGAACTGATCGCCGCCGATCTGGCTGAAAGCACCGTAGGGCATGCCCGAGGCGCTCAGAAACTGTCCCGGGGCCACGTTTTGCATGCCGGTCCCGAGATTGGCGAGGTTGCCGCCTTGCTGGAGCAGCCCGCCAGCACCCTGCGCACCTTGAATCTGGCGCAGCAGCTGGTTGTTCTGCCAATCGATGTTGAAATTGCTGTTCGTTTGGTTCATCACGCCTGCGCCGTAAGGCGTCATGGCAGTGCCCGACGCTTCCAGATTAGCACGCGATTGGTCGGTCACCGCCTGCTGTGTGCGCCCGTAAAGCGCCTGCTGTGGGTCCATCGCGGTGTTGAAAATAGACTGCGCGTAGGGCAGCGCACTAAGGCCCGCGCCCGTAAGCGCACCTCCGGTGTTGTAGCCACTCAGCGCCGCGGTCTGGCCAAGATTGCCGGCAAAATTGGCCCCACCCTGATACCCGCCCGCGTAGGGGTTGTTGTAGAGGCTTTGGAAGGTGTTCTGCGCTGGACCAGCTGTCCCCTGCGCCGTGTTGCCATAGCCACCCAGCCCCGAAATCCCGCCAAAGGCGTTGCCGGCTGCCTGATTCATGTTGGGCATGAGCCACGGCGCCGGACCACTCGGAACGTTGCTGCCACCGAACAGACCCATCGCGCCGCCGGCAAGCGCAGCAGCGCCTGCAATCATGCCCATCAGAGTCGCTTTCGCATGTTGATCTCGGTTGCCTCATACCCGAGGCGAGCCAGGAACTTGCCCACCCTACCGTTCTGAAAGTGCAGCTTGAAACTGATCATCGCGACTTCGACGCCCATCACTTTCAGCCCTGCAAGGTTTTCCTTAAACATCCTAACAGGCTGCCACCCTTTGCGAAAGTAGGGGTGGAGATAGAACATCTCGGTGTGGGCGTGACGCGTGCTCTTGTAATGGTTGTGCGCACCGACGATATTGAAAACGTAGCCGGCGAGCTTCCCGTTAGGCGCCCGGGCCGTCAGGATGTGCAGGATTTGCCGCGCATCAGCGGCGAAATAATAGTCCCAATCCGGATCGAGCGGCACTTGCTCCTGGTCAAGTGCAACCTCTTTCCAGTGCTTCTTAAAGAGCGGAAGCAGCTCCCGGTGAATCTTAGAGAACTGCTCCCACTGAAAGCTAAGCCGATCGCGGTCCGAGAGTCTTTGGCGTGGGGGCGACGCCGGAACGGGTTGTGTCACTGTTCACCCCTTTCGCGTTGATCCCTGCCGTCTTCGACGGATTGATCGAGGCGTCAGGCCACTTGGCAGCGCGATTACTGAGCCCCGCGTGCACGCCGATCGTCGCCTTGTTGCTCGACTTTCCGCTTCCGAAATTGTCACCCATGCCAAACTCCCTGCATTGCAGATTTTCAAGCCCCCGGAGAGTGAACGTGATCATTCCGTGGGAAGCAACGGCAGCAGCTGCCCGACGACAATCCGCATGGTGTGCTCGATCGCGGCAAGCCGGCTTTGCAAATCGAGATTGCCGGGATGATTCAGCGCGTCCAGTGCCTTCTGAACCTGCGCCGCCGGGGAAGCTGGCGGCGCAGCGGGCGCCTCCGGGGCTGCCTCGATAGCGTCGCGCTGCTCTTTCGTCATCGGCTGGGCCGGGTCTGTGACAGGCATGAATTGGGTGTCCTTTCTATGACTTCTCGTCAAGTGAACGAGATCAGTTGATACACTGGTAAGCAAGCGTCCAAGCCCCGGCGGCGCCGGTCGCTGTCGCTGTCGGGTTCTGGACAACTACCGTCAGGTTGCCACCACCCGGGGTCGTGCTTGCAACAGTCACCTCCGACGAAGCTGCCACAGACTGCTGAATGACCCAAGCCGGGCAGACCTGTCCAGCAGCAAACGGACCATTGGTAACAGACAGTGTCGCCACGCCACCGGCGGCAATCGATGCTTGCGCCGTGTAGCCGACCGACCCACGCGTCCCGTTACAAGGTTCGTTCGTTGACACGCCGCTTACCGAGCAGAAAGACCCAATACTGACCACCCCGAGTGGCTGCGCCGCGTACCCCCCGGACCCGAGCGGGTTTCCGTTAAGCTGGTTAATGAAGGCATTGAGCGTCGAAACGATCTGCGACGGCTCGTTGAAAGTCGGGCTCGACGGAATCGACGGCACACCGCCGCCAAAGCCCAGCTGCGCCCCGAGCACGGCGCCGACGAACAAAGCGGCGGTGAGCACTACACTGCGAATCTTGGTCATTTTTCAGCCCTTTGCGAGTTCGAGTTGACTTTACCCTTGAATGCACTTCGACACAATGGCCGCCGGGGCGAGGATCGAGTAAGTGGCCCCTGTGCTGTTCGTCGCCGTGATTCCGGTCGTGGCCGACGCTGTGTTGGTCGTCGATGTGTTCACAAACGGCGCCACACTGACACCGCCTGAGTACTGCGCTCCGAAAGCACCCGTGATCGAGTGCACATGCCCCGGGTCAGTGATCGTATGCGTATGCGCACCTACACTTGTCGAGTTCTGCAACCCGCCAGTGATGCCAAGCACTGTGCCATCGAAATTGCCACCTGCCACGGTGATTCGGTTGGAAAAACCCCCTACGTTCTGGTCAACCCCATAGGTCGCCCGATTGCGAAGGTCAGGCATGTTGAACGTTGTCGAGCCATCTCCCACCCCCCAAGTCGTGCCCATCGCACTGAATAGGTCAGACCAAAAAGTGCGAGACACAGCTTGCGAGTTGGCGTTCAATGTGCCCGGCGGGCAAGTGGCTATGCCCAGATCGTACAGCTGACCGATGACGACTCTGTTGTTAACGATCTGGTAAACCGTACCGTCGTACTGCAAAACGACACGTTTGAATTGCGTCAACTCACCGCCAACCAACGCCGTTGAAATACCGGTTTGATGCTGACGCGCGATGGAGACATTTCCTGTTCCCGCGACATTCAACGTAGCTGGACCTGTGTTGGTCAGGCCCGCGGTGAAGCTGATCTGATAGCCAGCCACCAGCGCGAAACCTGTAGGTGTCGTGCCGACGCTCTGTACATTGGCCGAACCAGTCGAAGTCCCGAAGAAATAAGAAGACGCCCCACCAAATATCGGAGCAAGCGGGGACGAAAGCGCGAGCAATTGGGTAATGTCGTTATTGCTGCCTGCAACTGCCGCGTTCCCCAGGCAAGTAATCAAGGCGTTGTAATTCGCCATCACCTGCGTGGCATCAGCGACCGTGTTGTTTTGCAAGTTGAAGGGCACCGAGCATGGCACGTTTGCGCAAGCGATCGAAGCCCACAGACTGAAAACAAAACCGAGAAGTTTTTTCAACGCACCCTCCTGGCCCGGATGACACCGAATGCCGCATTAGTGGAAACCGTGAAATTGCTTTGCGCGACTAGGAACACAGTCGTCGTCGTTGACAAACTGAAACGGGTAGGACCAACGGGGCCATATGACTGAACGTTGGTTCCCGGTACAACCGCTGCAAAACTAAAACCAGTGAACCGCCCGTTTGTCTGGTCATTAGCCCCTGTCGTGGTCGATGTCGAACAGGCCGCAAATGTCAAACTAGTCGTAGCCGCAGGAATGAAACTGCAGATTCCGTTTAAGTCCCAATCGCCTGCTGTCAATGAAATAGATGTGACGTTGGTTGGCGCACCGCTGGTTATGCTTACAGCCGCACCCTGCGCTATAGTGGACGAAATATACTCCCCGATGTCTCCAGCTGGAGCATTGTCGGTCGTCGTCGTGCCGGGATACTGGGGCGTGCCTGTCGCAGAAACGTTGATCGTCGCTGCGCCACTGGTCGATCCATTAAACGTGATCGCGCCACCCGTGCCACCGTTCGTCCCCAAGGTAGGCGTCGCAGTGAAAGCCGGCCCTGCGCCAGCCAAAACTTGCCCGGCAGCGCCAGTGATCGAGATCGCCCCGCCTGCCGACAAGGCCACCGGCGCCGTCCCACTGAGCGCCCCGCCGTTCGTCGTTGTCGCGCACGTTGCGCACGTTGCGTTACCTGTCGCTGTCGTGATGGCGAGAGGCCCCGAAGCCGTAACCGCAGGCGTGCCCGAGCTGGTGCCCCACGTTATCGCAGGCGTGCCCGCGACCGTTTGTGCGCTCTGAGTAACTGCCCCACTCATCAAACCGTTGAGCGTGAGCGATCCTTGTGCCCCACCGTTGGCACCAAGCGTAAATGTCCCTGTCGGTACGTTCAACGTCGCGTTAAGCGCCGATATCAAAGCATTTGCGTTGTTGCCGCCCGACGACAAAGTAATATTGTGCGAACCGTAAAACGCAAGGTTGGCAAGATTCGGCGCCGTAGCACCATTCGTTTCATCCAAACCGTGCACGTAATTAGGAAACGCACCGGCACCAGGCGTGCCGCCATTCTGAAACTTGGTCGGGCAGGTGTTGCCGGCCGGATCGAGCCCGAAAAAGTGATTGCTCGCCGGCCATATGCTGTGGTCGGTATAGTCGAACTTGACCGCGATGCAGCCGCTGACGGAAGCCCCGCCGAACATATACGTGTTTACAAACACGTTGCTGTCAGCGTCTTTCAGCACGATTCCCAGCATCGTATTCGAGTTGGTGACATTGGGGAAAAATATCTGCGTGTTGTCGAACTGGTTGAAATCGGAATTGGATGTGGTGTTGGTTGTCTGTCCGTCCAGAAGAATGCCAAAGGCATTGTTAAGGTTGGGCACAACGATCGTCGTGTTCTGGAAACTGTTATTTTCGGTGTTGGTATCCTGCCCGCCGAACTGCGGAACAGTGGTCGACTGAATAGCCCCCGCGCAATTATTAAACGTCAAATTACGGTTGTCGCCGCGCTGCGCAGACACCATCAAAAGGCCGTCGAGCGTCGCTGTGCTCGCACAGTCGATACGCAGGTTTTGCAAACCCCAGCCCTGAATCGGACCATTGACCTGAATAAATATGGTGCTCGTACCACCTGCCCACACCAGTTTCGGCGTGGTTGCGTAGGTGCCGCCAAACAAGGGCCCCAACGAATTAGGAATGCCTATACCGAGAATGCGCGTGCCGTTGACCGTCGAACCTGCGGAAGATGTGCCATTGCCGACGGTGAGCGTCGAAGATATTTTGAGCGTGCAGCCAGCCGGAACTGCAAGATCGCCGCCACCTACAGCGTTGATGCCGTTCTGCACACCTGTCGTGCTGTCGGTGACACCTGTGCAATCCACACCTGTGAAGCTGGTAACGAGCTGCGCCACCTGCGCCGCCAGCACATAAGCGGTCGAAGCCGCCTGCGTCGTGTTTGTCCCGACCGGCGCTGTCGGCACGGTCGGCGCTGCTGAAAATGCCTGCGTAGCCGTCCACGTGTTAGCAAGTCCAAACGGACTTTTGAAAATGCCGTTCTGCGCAAGATAGCTATCGTTTTGCGCCTGCGCAGGCGTTGCAAACAACAAGGCAAGCAAAAACAGAAGATTTTTCATCCGGTCACCACGTAATTAAATGTGCGATCAATCCGCGGATTGTTGGCATGTGTAACAGTGAATGACCCGAGCGCAGCCACGATCGAAGTTGTCGCGCCGTCGTTACCTGCATCCGGTGTCGTCGGCTGCAACGTGATTACAGATGACGGCACACAAGGCGCTGCCACGAGCGTCGACGTAGCATTCGGGTTCAGCGTGAAAGTTCCAGTTCCCAAGACTGTAGGCACGCGCGGCAAACTCGCAGTTGTCGCAAGCAGATAGCCAAGTTGCTGATAGCGAAGGTTCAACCGTCCCAGCTTTATACCAGCTGCAGACAAGCCTGTGAAGGCAAGGGTAAGCCGCTGAAATACAAGCGGCTGCTTCCACAAGAGCTGTCGCGGTGCAAGCGCGTTCGCCGCTCCCTGCCAAAGCGCCTGCCCCCAGGTGAAGAAGCCCCACAGTGTCGGTGACCCCGTCGCAGCGATCGACACAATATCGAGCACCACCCCGTTCTGATCGAGCGCCGCGCAAGTGATATTGAACGAAGCCACCAGCGCCGCCTGCACCGTTGCCTCAATAATGCAATTCTCCGCCATTTGATCGGTGTTCGGCAAGAACGAAGTCTGAAAATTGTACTGCAGATTCACACCGTACTCAGTGAACCCGCTCACATTCGACTGCACCTGATCGCTCTGATAAATCTTAGCGCCCTGACCAATTGACGTGATCAAAAACGTGTTGGCGTAAGGCTCGATCATCGCTACTTTCGTGGTGTGTGGTCCGGACCATTCCTCCCGGACCATGTCGAGCCACCATTCCTGTTGCGGCGACCCTAGCGCCAGCCCGTTCTGCACCTGCGCTCGATACACACCGCCATTGAACGATGCGTTAGCGCGGCTGGGAACCAGCGAGAAAAAGAACGGAATCGTGATCCCCTGCCCGGACCGACCAATCGGATCACTCACCCGCGCGTTGAAGTCGATAATGCGCAAGCCATCAGGCGCAAGGAACGCAAGCCCCTTTGTCGTCGTGGACAGCGAATTGGGGCTAAGCGTACCGGTCGCCACGTTCAGCGTGTTGAGCGTCAAGTTATTGAGCGCAGCGTCGCCGGTGATTTGGTAAATGTTGGAAACGCTCTTGAACACCATAAGCGATTGAATGATGCCGCCCAGCTGGTTGAACAGCGCGAGGCCACCTGAAACCGTCAACGGAACGTTGTCGCCGAACGTGAGCACTTGATTGGCGTTGGTGATCACTGTGGGGGCCAAAACATCAGAGAAGTAAGCGCCAGGCTGCGAGTTCGGCGGATTGACCAGGAAGTAGCAGCGCCCGTTGAAATTGGACACCCACTGCGGCGGGAAAACGAGCGGGTTGATGGTCGTGTTTTGCGCCGTCCAGGTCAGTGCAGTGGGGTTTGCTGTCTCCAGCACTCCAAAGAAAGCCCCGCCAGCACCAGTAAAACCCGGATGTGCAACGATGATCTTGGTCCCGACCAGCGCCATTACTGGCGGATTCCACGCTCCTACCTGCGCCGGGCTGACCGGCGTGTTGACCGCTGTCACACCCGAGATCGCCTGGAAATTATTAGTCAGGATATTGTATGCAAACGGCTCATCCTGCCCGGGATTGCGGGCCGTCGACATCATGCCATACAGCCGGTTGCCAATGACGAGCGTAACTGAAATGAAGGTCGGCGTGATGAACGATGAAGCCGGGTCGTTGAGCAGCAGCGCCGCCGGCCGGCACTGCCACAGGTCATCGGTCGAAGGATCCGGGATCAAGTTTTGGAGGTTGGACATCGCCCCGGGGAACGATGTAGACGAGTCAAGCGTATCCGATGCCCCGTGCGGCGACCACGCTAGCGGCACTGATTTCCGAAGGCCCATCTCACGGCCAACCTATCGTCTTAGTCGACGGCAGGCGATCCCACCGCGAAATCCCAAACCGGCGACGATCGAGCGACACCGTCTTGGCCCGACCTTCCGGATCATCCTTCAAATTGAGGTAGCGCCGCAAGAGCACGCCAGCCCCCTGCGGATTTGACTCCTCCTTGTCGGTCAAAAAGCTTGCCGCGCGGTCGTCATCCGCAAGCTGCATCATCTCGCCTGCAAGGCGCGTGATCAGATATTGCGTGTTCGGAAACCAAGGGATCGTGGCACTGGATTCCGGCGTAGCAATGTCGGGCATCAGCTTAAAATAGCGCACGAGCACGGCTGTCGAGATCGACGGCGGTGGCCACACGAACTCCTGCGGCTGCCCGCCGGTGGCGATCGGCGACATATCGACATAGAAATTGCGCGGGAAGTCGTTGAATCCCGGTTGCTGCGTGAGCAAATCGAACTCCCACTGCTCGATCCGGGTCAACTCATAAGGCTGGAACGCGATCGTGTAGAACTGCTTGCCCTGTTGCGTGCGGAGATAGTCCGCCGGCAGCAGGTAAGGCCCCGAGCCCAGCCCGGTCCCTGGCTGGTTCGATACGTTCAGCTGAAACGTCGTGGTGCCGCGCGCAGCCTCAAAATCATAGGTCTGCGACAGCTCTTGCAGAATAGCGTTGAGCTTCTGCCCTGCAAGAGCTGTAAACCCCGGTGTTTTTGCAATCTGGTTAGCCAGATTGACTATTTGCGCGGCTGTCTGCATGACCGTTCACCATCGAATGCAGACGATGAACCTTGTCCTGCAAGGCATCAGCCTCTGCGCGCTCTTTTTGCAGGTTGATTTTGGTCGTCTCACGCGCATTCTTGTACGACGGCGGCAGATTATCAACCGACCAGTTCCCCCGCCTGCCGGAATTCTCCCAATCGATCTTGGCTTGTTCCTCAAGCGTTACGACCATGCCCTCGTACTTCTCGATCCTAGACACCTGCTCTTTCAGTCGCGCCATCGAATCCAGCAGTTCATAGCGCGCCATCTGCCGGTCGACTGCTGTAAGCAAGCGATCAAGCGACTCGTTGAGCTCGCCTGTAGCCACGTCGAGCGGCAACGGTGCCAAGCGCACCTGAAACGCACGCCCGCCGTTGGGGTCGAAAACGACCTGCAGCTCAACAGCAGGCGTCACCTTCACGAGATCCTCTTGCATCCTAACTCCCTTGCACGATGCTCCGCATGACCCCGATCGCACCGTCCATCTGGTCGACGGACATCGTCATGTTGCGTGGGGTCCGTTCACCCATGAAATTGCCGTAGCCGATCCCCGGCGGCGGTCGCCAACGGCGCCGGGTGCGATGGTCGCGTACCTCGGTGAGTTCCTCATGCGCCCAGCCCCGGTTCATCTGCTCGATCAGCACGTGAGCCACGTCCGGCGTCACGTGGTAGACATTGTCGGTGTGGAACTGCTTGCCGTCCAGCATGATGTAATTGGCATGCCCGGCAAGCTGAAGCATGATCGGGATCGTCTGCTTCTTGGGATCGTGGACTTTCCGTTCCTCATCAAGGAATTGCGCATACAGCGCATCGGAAAGCTTGTCCTGCTGCTCTTTGCGGACCACCTCGCGCGCCTTCGTGCGCAGCGCCTGTTTGGCTTCCTCAGTGAGCAGATCCTGGTCGAACCGCATCGGGTCGTCGCGCTGCGGCTTGATATCGACGCCCTTGGATTTTGCGTCGGTGCGCCCAGGCTTGCCGTTGTCCATGATTGCCATGTGGTACGCCTTTTACGTTGCAGTCGTAGTCCAGGGCGCTCCCGTGTTGGCTATCGACCGCCACGACACGAGAATGGGCCACTTGTTCTGATCCACCATGACGACGTCGCCAGGGAAGACTTTCAGCCACCCCCGATTAGGAATGTAAAGCTGCCCGTTGCGCGAGAAACCCCCCATCGGAGAACCAATCAAAGGCGCCGATGCGTTCAGAAAATCATCGAAGATGCTCTGGTTGATGGTCGCAATGTCAGCATCCGTTTCCGCAAACGACAGCGCTGCCTGTCCTCCAGGCGGGTTGAACGAGCCCGGCACCCTGAGCGCGGTAAGCGAAGTAACAGTGCCTGTGCCGCCTGTTCCGATTCCCATTAGGGGTTCCCCGTAGGCCAGCCATTGATCAGATTGAGATTGGCCGGCAAGTTGAGTTGCGCAGCGATGTCCGCGGCCATCGCATTCGTCAGGTTGGTAATGTCGCCACCAGTAAGCGTGCCACCCGCGCCGGCGCCAAGCGCGATCGGGATAATGGCCGGATTGCCGACAATCCCCTTCGTCTGGCCCGACGAACCGCCACCCGGCAGCATCTGCCCAGCAGACGGCAAAAGCGCCTCCATCGGTCCGGTGCCGGGCGCGACGAAGTCGATATTGACCTGATAGCGAATCTTGAAAGGCATGTTCTGCTCCTATTACGCGGGGGGCTGTCAAAAGCTGGCGACAGCCCCCATGTCACCGCACCAGACCAGCCGGCACCTGATGCGACACGACATCTTAACCGAAGGTCACACTGAAAGCCGAAGTGCTCTCAATTCGCATGAAGAACTGCACGTTCTCCAGCAATGTCCCATAAAACGCCTTCCAGCCGACGATGCGCAGCTGGTTCAAAGGATCCGACTTGTCGGCGTCCTTCAGGTAGGTGAAGCGCACATCGTCAAGCTTGACCTGTCCGTAGCCACCGCGGCCAAAAATGAAGGT